ATTGTTAATGAACAGGCCCGATGGTCTGGGCAGGGGTCATGTGACCCCATGCGCATATAGTACGCGTACCTGAACCGCGACGCAAGCTTTCTTTTTTCTTCAATGAAATCAATGACCTGCAGCACCTCTGCAGCACCTCCCCACCCGCCCCCCACCACCCCCGCCCTATGCCTGGGGGTACAGCCTCACGGCGCTCTGCAAGCAGTCAGAATAATTGGGGACAAGAAAGAAGCCAAAGAAGTTGACAATCCCGTGCCGGCCCCTCACAATGAGGTTACTCTACTTTCGGGAGCCCGCCCATGGGTGCAGTCTCGCGGTTATCGCACACGCACGATCAAATCATTAACTGGCTCATCGTTAACCCCGACAGGAGTCTGCGGGAGTGCGCCGATACCTTTGGCTATACGCAGCCCTGGCTCTCGCAGCTGATCCACTCGGATATTTTCCAGGCCGAGCTGCGACGGAGGCAGGTCGACGTTGCCTCGCGCGTGGCCGCCTCTGTGCCTGAGAAGCTTCACGCCGTGGCCGACATTGCGCTGGCGAAGTTGGCCGACAAGGTGAGCGAAAGTGAAGATCCCGAGTTTATTCTCGATGCCGCCGATAGGGCGCTGCATCGAATGGGCTTCGCCCCCGCCAGTACCCGCAACCCGGCCGGCTCTCCCGCGATGCACAATGTTGGATCGCTTAACCAAACCAACGTCTTTGTGCTCGGGCATAACGATCTTGCGGAAGCCAGAAAGATAATGGCAGCGGCGGGTTCCGCTCCGCAGGATCGCCTGGAAGTTGTGATCGAGGGGGAAACACTTTCGTCCGGCCTTGCCGGACCCCCAGTCTCCGTTGAGGGTGAGAAGGTGTGAGCCCGGCCCCTTCCGCGAACTTCCATCCCGCTCGGAACATCCTCCATGCCGAGTTTACGTCTCCCCCGCAGCTTAAGTATCGGCGCTATACTGGCCGGCGGCTGCAGGGGATTAAGTATGAGCGGCTTGTGCAGGAGTATTTGGAGTTCCGCTTTGAGTGGCGGTACGTCCGGTCGCCCTGGATTAAGTTTCTTTCCGACGGCCGGTGGCGCTGGTGCCAGCCCGACGGGTTGCTCTTTTTGCCTGAGCAGGGCCGGCTCGTGGTGGTGGAGGTTAAATACCAACATACGGCTGACGCTTGGTGGCAGGTGCGGCATTTGTACCAGCCGGTGCTTGAGCATATCTTCCCCCGAAGGCTTTGGGAGTATGAGGCTTGTGAGATTGTTAAGTGGTTCGATCCTGCTATTGTTTTTCCCGAGAAGCTCGTTCTCGCTCTCGATCCTGATATGAGGCATAAGGATTTTAAGGTTCATATATGGAAGCCCTGACTTCGATTACCCCGCAAGAGGCCGTCCGCCTCGGCGCCACCTCACTCACGCTTTATGGAAAGCTGTTTTTTCCTAGAACCTTTCGTCAGGCGTCCCCGAAGTTTCATGAGGAGATTGGTCGTGCACTTTACAATCCTGCGAATCGGCAAGTCGCTGTGGAGGTGTTCCGCGACGGGGCCAAAACATCTCTGTTGCGAACCTTCACCAGTCAGCGGATTGCCTATGGAATCTCCCGAACGATTTTGTATGTCTCTGCCTCCCAGGGGCATTCGATTCTATCCCTGCGGTGGATCAAGCGGCAGGTTGAATTCAATCGGCTTTGGGCTCAGACGTTTCGTTTGCGCAAGGGTGCGAAGTGGACTGATGATGTGGTAGAGATTTGGAATGATACGCTGGACACCCCGATCACACTTATGGCGCTGGGCATTACGGGGCAGTTGCGGGGCTTCAACATAGACGACTATCGTCCGGATTTGATTATCTGCGATGATACATCGACTGATGAAATGACGGCCTCGGCGGATCAAAGGAAGAAGTACGATGATCTGTTCTTTGGGGCGCTGATTAACTCCCTCGCCCCGCGGAGTGAGTGTCCTGAGGCGAAGGCGGTGCTGCTCGACACCCCGAAGTCGAAGTTTGACTTGATTGAGTCCTGTATGACCGATCCCTCATGGATTCCGCTGAAGTATGGGATTTTCGATGAAAAGGGGGAGTCCCGCTGGCCCGAGCGCTACCCGACAGAGGAGCTGCGAAAGACCAAGGAATCGTATGCCCTGACGGGCCGGCTCCCGGTGTGGATGCGGGAGAAGGAATGTAAGATCATTGCCGAGGAACTTGCGTCGTTCCGGGCCGACCACTTGCAATATTGGGAAGTCCTCCCTGATCGAATGGTTTTTGTGATCTCGATTGATCCGGCCGCGAGCGACAGTAAAGACGCCGATGATAACGTAGTGGCAGTGCTTGGCTTCCACAAGGATAATGTCTATATTGTAGACTATGTGGCCGAGACCGGCCAGACTCCTGAGATGGTCACCAAAACCGTCTTTGAATTTGTGCGAAGGTATAGGCCGCTGGGGATTGTTGTCGAATCCATCGGCTATCAACGGGTTCTTGCATGGTTTCTGGAAAAGTCAATGAGGGAACAAAAGGTGTTTCTGCCGGTGCATCAAGTGCAGGACAAGCGGCGAAAGAGTGACCGGATTGTTCAGGCGATTGGCGGCTTCTCCGCCTATGGGAAGCTCTTTTGCCGGCCCGCCCAGTTGAAGTTTCTAGAACAGTTTACTGAGTACTCCCCGACCTATGGAGGGCACGACGACGTGCTGGATGCAGTAGCGATGGGGATTACCTGGAGCTCGAACGTGCAAGTTGGAGACTGGATTGAGGGGGAGGCCTTTGAGGTGGAAGATGAGGCGGCCCCCCGAATTAACTTTAGGATTGCGCCATGAACTTGTTGCCTGGGATTACTGAGATTCGGAAAGATGACAAGAAGCATGACACGCTGATCAAGGCGTTCAAGTCACGGCTTCAAATGTCGGAGACGGCCCATCAGCGGAAGCGGCGGGAAAAGTGGGAGGATGCCGAGAATCAGTATCTGATGTATGTGCCGGAGAAGGAAACGGACGCCGATAGGAAAGCGATCCGGGCTGGCGGTACGCCTCAGTACACCACCATTACGATTCCTTATTCGTATGCGATGCTGATGACGAGTCACACATATTACACCTCGGTGTTTATGGCTCGGAACCCAGTGCTGCAACTCCAGGGCCGGCATGGGGAATCCCAAACGGCGGAGCTCGCGATGGAGTCGCTGTTGGATTACCAGTTGCAAGTTGGCGGCATGCTGCCGCTGTATGTGTGGCTGCTTGATGTGGGTAAGTATGGGCATGGGGTGTTGGGGCACTATTGGGACAGGGAAGAAATCGCTACCACGGAGACGGTGCTGGAACAGGCGACGTTTCTTGGAGTTCCGATCCCCGGCGCCACTCCGAAGAAGGTTCAGCGAACCCGCCTCGACACCGGGTTCCTGGGGAATAAGCTTTACAACATTCGCCCGCAAGATTTCTTCAACGACCCGCGGCTCCCGCTCAATCGCTTCCAGGAGGGGGAGTATTGTATTGTCTATGACAAGGTTGGCTGGAACAAACTTGTGCGCGGGAAGTCCCAGGGGAAATACTTCAACGTTGAGCATGTTAAGAAAGAAAAATACGCTGCGAGTGAGGATTCGAATTCTGGCTCGGAGTTCCAGTCCCCAAGGGATGATCTCGACGTTTCGCAGATTGAAGGGGCTAACCCGGCCTGGGTGACGCTGCATGATTTTTACTTCGAGATTGTCCCCCGCGAGTATGGGCTGGCCCCGAGTGATAAGCTCGAAAAGTGGGTTTTCACCATCGCCAATAAGGCTACCATTATTTCGGCGCAGCCGCTCGGCCTCCGTCATGGCAAATATCCTTTTGATGTAATCGAGCTTGAGATTGACGGCTATTCAATTTACAACAGGGGGATGTTTGAGATTCTCGATCCGCTGAATAAGACGATGGATTGGCTGTTTAACTCGCATATGTTTAATGTGAGATCGGCGCTTAATAATCAGTTCGTCGCGGACCCCTCGATGGTGAATATGAAGGATTTGACCGATCCCGGCCCGGGGAGGCTTATTCGACTGAAGCCCGCGGCCTACGGCAAAGATGTCCGCCAGATGCTTGCACAGCTCCCGGTGCAGGACATTACTCGGGCGAATCTGAGCGATACGGACTATGTCGGCTTGGTTGCGCAGAGGGTACTTGGAGTCTCTGACAACGTGATGGGGATGGTGAATACTGGTGGGCGCAAAACCGCCACTGAGGTTCGCTCGTCCACGACGTTCAGTGTGAACCGAATGAAGACGAATTGTGAGTGGTTCTCGGCTTGCGGGTTCTCGCCGTTGACGCAGAAGATGCTTATCTCTACGCAGCAGTTATATGATGCCCAGCGAAAGTTCCGTATTGTGGGGGATATGGCGCAGTGGGCGGAGCGCTACATCATGGTGACGCCTGCCGATATTCAGGGGTTCTATGATTTTGTCCCTGTCGACGGCACCATGCCGGTGGATAGGCTGGCTCAGGCGAATCTGTGGAATCAACTCTTGGGGACTATCTCGCGGGTCCCGCAGGTGATGATGGCCTATGACCTTCCGAAGATTTTTGGCTACGTTGCTCAACTGTCGGGGATTAAGAATATTAATCAGTTCCGGATTCAGGTAATGCCGGACGCGCAACTGGCCGCGCAAGCTGGGGCCGGAAACCAGATTCCGGTGAGGACTAACCTTAACGAGCCCGGCCAAATTCCGGGGATGGGAGCGACGGGATGAGCGATGATCGAAGCCGGCTGTCCGACTTGCAGTTTGAGCGGAAGCAGTGGGAGAAGTTGATTGAATCCCCCGAATGGGGGAAATTGGTGGCAATACTGCAAACACAGGCAGATGCTCTGCAACAGGAGATTTTGTTTAGTCCTCTTGCTGGCCACGATGCGGTGTTCACGCAGGAGTTTCGGAAGGGGCAGTTGGAGGGCCGACTGTCCATCACGAATACAGTGGAAACGGTGCTGGGGGAAATCCAGGCCGAGATCGATGGACTAACTCGAAAGGATGATGATGGAACAAGAACTTAACGTCGGACAAGAAGCCCTTGCGCCTTCTTCCGATTCAACTCCTGAGGTTTCTACTCCCGCCAACGAGGCTCCGGCCTCTGAGGTTAACTGGTCTGATTATGCCGGCGAGATGGATGACGAGCCCGGCGATGGCGATGCACCTCTAGCGGTCGAAGGTGCCGAAGAAGTTCCCGCTCCGAAAAGCGAGGAACCTCCTCCGGCTCCGCCCGTTTCGGAGGCCCCCCAGGCACCGACCCCTACTCTCGAGTCGGTCGCCACTACTGCAGCGCCTACGCCTACTCCGACCCCTCCCTCGCCGGCTCCCGTTTCGCCGGAACCCGAGGTTAAGTACGAGGACTGGCGGAAGGAACAAGTTGGGAAGCTTGAGGGTGCGTATAAGCTGTCTGATGAGATGGCTGCGCAACTTTTGGCTGAGCCCGAAGTGGTTCTTCCGAAGCTGTTCGCGGACTTGCATATGAAGGTTCTGGAAACCGCAATGAAAAGTGTGACTGCGGTGATCCCGACGATGATGCAAGAAGTTCAATCGACCAATACTCGGGAAACCGAGGCGAAGTCGATGTTCTTCGGGGTGAATGAAGATTTGACTGATGCAAAGTTCCAGAACGCGATTATGGAATTTGGCACCATGTTCAGGCGCGTTAACCCCGCGGCGTCTCCGGAGGAGGCCACCAAGGTTATTGGTAATATGGTTCGGACGGCTTTTGGGATTCCGGTTCGCGGTGATGGGCAACAGCCCGCCGCATCAGCAGTCCCTGCGGCGCCCGCAGCTACCTCTCCCGCTCCGTTTGTTCCGGCGCGAGGTGGTGGCTCTGGTGCTGCCCCGCCGCCCGCTCAGAACGTCTGGGCAAACCTCGCCCAGGAGTTCATTGACGAAACTTAAGGAGATTTATCATGGCAATTGCTGGCCTTCGTGGTACTGGTGACTGGGCGACCGACGAGCGTCCGAAGAACTTTCGTGAGATGATCCTGTGGCGTTCGCCGAACGGCCAGGCTCCCCTTACGGCTCTCATGTCGAAGATGAAATCCGAGTCGACTGACGATCCGGAATTCGCCTGGTATGAGGAGGAGTTGAATGCGCTGCGTCTGACGGTGAACTACACCACCGGCTACGCGACGACTGACACCTCCATTGTTGTCACCTCGAACGTGACCGACGCGCTGGACTGCGTGGCCGGCGATCTGTTCCTGGTGGAGAAGACCCTGCTGACCACCTACGACAACGAAATCCTGATGGTGTCGAGTGTGACTGACTCGACCACCGTGGTGTTCAAGCGTGGGCAGGTCAATACTTCGGCGGCTCCGCTGGCGAACGCGACCAAGATCACCAAGATCGGTAATGCGTTCGCGGAAGGTACCGGCGCGCCCACCTCGGCAACCCGCAACCCGACGAAGTTCTACAACTATTGTCAGATCTTCAAGACCACCTACGACATCACCGAGACCGCCAAGCGCACCAAGACCCGCACTGGCGATCCGCTGAAGAACGACAAGAAGCGGAAGATGTTTGACCACTCGGTCATGCTGGAAATGGCGATGATCTTTGGCAAGCGGTATGAAACCACTGGCGCCAACGGTAAGCCCCTGCGCTTCTCGGGCGGCTTCCTGTGGATGCTGTCGCAGTATGCTTCGAGCATGATTACGGTGTTCTCGACCACCCCGACCGAAACCTCGTTTACGGATGCCGTTTACAGGGCCTTCGATTACGACTCCGGCGCAGGCGACGAGCGCATTGTGTTCGCCGGCAACGGGTTCTTGAACAGCCTCAACAAGCTGGCCTCGACTCAGGCGCGCACCCGCGTGAACTTTGACGGCATTGTGGATGTCTATGGTATGCGTCTGCAGCGTTGGGTTCTGCCGCAAGGTACGATCTACGTCAAGTCGCACCCGCTGTTCAACACTCACGCGAAGTTCACCAACGACGCTATGATTGTTGATCCGACGGCCCTGCGGTATCGCTACATGCGGGATACGACCTTCAAGGACAACATCCAGAACAACGATGCCGACGAGCAGAAAGGTCAGTGGCTGACGGAAGCTGGTATGGAAATGGAGCACGCCAAGACCAGCGGCTGGATCAGCAACTTCGTGGTGTAATCGGACGAGAGTCTGATTTGATGGGGGCGGTTATGCAAAATAACCCGCCCCCATTATTCCTTCAAGGAGCGTAAAATGCCGCTGCTCGGAATCGACTCGCTGGAAAAGCAAGCCCCGCGGGTTAGTGTTGATTTGGATAAGGAGCTCGCCAAAGAGTCCCGGAAGTATCGACCTGGGAGTGTGGTGAAGCTTGTCGTGGTCGGCTCGGTGGATTCGGTGAGCTATCGCAAGCCCGACGATCCCGACGAGAAGGGATATGAAGGGTATCTGACGGTGAAGGTGCAGAAGATGGAACTGCTCGAATCCGCCAGGAACGAAATGGCTGAGTTGCTCGACGACGATGAGTGATGGCTTTGTTCGGACTGGGTCAGTTGACGTCAACAAGCGGGTTGACGCGGAGACCCTGACGGTTAACGGGGTTGAGGTGCAGCGGCTTCGTACCTCATCCGCCCCGATGGCTGTGCGCTTGGATCAGGTCGATTCGAGCACGTTGTATGTCGGGGAGGCGCTTCCGGGGACAGCAGCTGGGGGATGCCGCTTGGCGGATTAAGAAGATATTGACCGTCGGGGCGGAAACGACTATTCTGTATGCAGATGGCAATACCGCCTTCGATAATGTTTGGAATAATAGAACGGGGTTGAGTTATGCCTAATCAAAAAGGACTTCCTCATGAGTGCGAACGATGCCCACTCTCCGACGACGACATTCAAGCAATCGCCGAAAGGGCTGCGGATGCCGCGCTCGAGAGGGTTTACACGAACGTCGGAAAATCCGTTGTTAAGTCGTTTTTATGGCTGGCTGGGGCGGCAGCTCTTGCGGTTACTGCATGGTTGACATAACCCTTGGAGCAGTTACCCTCAACCAAACAGCTACTTTCACTGACTTCGCCCAGTTTTTTGCTCACAGTTCTCTCTCTACTATCGCGCTTGTTGCTGGATTGTTTGAAGATCTGCCTATACCGCCAGACGTCACTGGGATTCAGTTAGATTTGACGACTGGTCAGTTGGTTAAACGTATCAATTCCCAATTGGTAATTTTGCTATGAGTGAAAAACATCTTCGTGTGGTTGTTGGAGTTCCGAGCGGTCAACATTGGCTTGCGCAGTTTGGGGTAGATCTCGGCTCGCTGATGGTGAGGTTTTATATGCAGCGGGTTCCGGGGTATAAGTCGCAAGAGCTTCGGGTGGCGAATGTGAGGTCGAGTATTTTGCCAAAGAACAGGTTGGATATTATTAAGGTTGCCGAAAAGGTCGAGGCGGATTATTTGCTTTTCATCGACTCGGATCATACGTTTCCCGCAGATCTGCTGCATCGTCTGATCGCCCATAACAAGCCGATTGTAG